AGGTCGAGCCGTTGCCCCGAGGGATCACGATGTTCATGCCCTGATCCGGCAGCGCCAGCGAGGTGACGTTGCTGAGGAACGGCCGACCCGACTCGAGGTTGGCCGCGTACAGGTCGTTCAGGTGCTGAGGCGGGACCAGCCCACCGAAGTTCCCACTCGTGCTCCGCAGCTCAGCGGTCATCTCCCGCTGGTTCCGCTGGATGCGCTCGGCGGCGGCCGAGTCCCGGTTGAACGTCGCTGCGTAGGCGTCGGCGATCCAGTGGTGCTCACCACCGGCCCGGTAGGTGGGCTCCTCCCGGCCGACCTTGACGACCGGCACGCCGATCGCCCGGCGGGCCTCGTCGGCCTTGGCCTTGCGCTCGTCGAGCTCGACCAGCTCGGCCTCGCGGGCCGTCAGCTCGTCGATGCGCTCGTCGATGGAGCGCAGCTCGGCGCGAGCGGCGTCGAACTTGGTGGCCTCGTCGGAGGACAGCTCGGAGCGGCCCTCGGTCTCGGCTGCGGACAGGATGGCCTCGACGGCCTCGGCGGCGGCGTCCCGGTCGTCCAGGGCCTTCGCGATCAGGGAGCGGATCTGCTCCAGCATGGTGAACCTCACAGGGTCGTAGGGATGTGAACCGACCGGGTGACTCTGCGGTGCCGACCAGGTGGGACGAACCCGGCGTGGTCGGCGGCCGATCGTCGGCGCAGTCCTCTTGGGTACAGACTAGCGCCGCTTCTTGGACGCATCGACAGTCTGCTGCCGACGAGCCTGCGCGACGCTGCGTCCGGGCGGCTGGGCGTCGGCCTGTTCAGGCTGCTCGTCGTCGGCACGCAGCTTCACGACAGTCGCCGGGTTGGCCGGGTAGGTCACCACCGACACGTCGAACAGCTTGACCTCGGAGATCGTCCGCTCCATGTAGTCCGGCGACCACGAATCACGCACGACCCGGAAGGCGAAGCTCATCTGATCGAGGTCGCCACGCTCCATCGCAGAGCGCACCTGCTGGGCGGCCGGGTTGCTCGGATCGAGTGTCGCCCGGACCTTCAGGCCGATGTCGTCGGACTCCAGCTCCAGCGTGCCGGACTTGGTGCGGGCCAGCGGCACGCCATCGTGATCGACCAACAGGCGCACGTCGGCTTCCTTGGCAGACTTGGCCGCAGCACCCTTGGCGATCACCTCAGTGAAGCCGCCGGCGTCCGGGCCACCGTTGATGTCGTAGCGGTAGTCGTAGACCGTGGCGTACCCCTCGAGCACCGGCAGGCCGTCCTCGGACTGGCGCAGCTCCAGGCGCTCCACGCGCCGGACCTCACGCTCCGGTGTCTCCATGCCCTCGTCGGTGCGGCGGTAGTCGTCCATGTCGATGCCCTCGTCATCCATCGTAGGTGTCTCCACCTCGGGCGTCGTCGGCTCCACGCCAAGCAGCTGCTCCGGGATGATCCATAGCTTGCAGATGCCCGCCGGGTCGATGTCGCCCGACACGACCTCGCAAGCACGTGGCCCCTCGTAGAACACGCAGCTGGCGCAGACCATGCCCTCGTCGGCGAATGGCGACTCGGCCACGTAGTGCGCGCCCTCGGCACCGATGCCCTGGTCATACTGGCCGAAGACCTCAACGACCTGCTCGAGCACCTCGTACTGCGCCTGCTGGCGAGGTGACAGCGGGTACTCGGACTCCTCGCCGTTGCGCTCGTCGGTGTCGTCGGCCACGATCCCCGATGCCCAAGTGCGCCCAGCGTCGCCACCCCAGGCGTCCCATGCCACCCGGCCCGGAGTCGGGAAGCCGTCCTCGCCCGAGTTGAAGCCCTCGGCCTCCCGGTCGCTGGCATGGCGACCGAAGTAGTTGGCCATCCGGCCGACCGTCTCCCGGCTCACCGCCTCGCCAGCCGCCAGCTGCGACGCACGCGCCCGGCCCACGTCGGTGAAACCATCGCCGGCCAGACCCTCGGCGATCCACTCCAACGCCCGAGCGGCGGCGTCCTGCACGCCCTGCGGCGGCGTGTAGGTGTCGTCCTCGGCCCGCTGATCGTCGTCGCCCTCGGCCATGTAGAGCGCAGACATCTGGTCATCGGCATCGGCGTAGGTGGCGTGGCAGCCCTCGAGCTCGTTGTCGTCCAGCTTGTGCACCCCGAAAGGCCGGGACGCTGGGCAGGCCGGGTCCTCTTGCACGATCTCCCAAGGCATCAGACCGCCTCCTCGTCACTCGGGACCGCCTGGTCGGCCATCGGCGGCGTCGTCTCCGGCAGCGGCGGCCGGTCCTCGATCTGGCGCACCTCGTCGACCGTCAGGAAGCCGTTGGTGACCGCAATGGCGTGCGCCTCGTAGCGGGTTTTCAGATCCGACCGAAGTACGCCATCCACGTTGAACTTGACCCGATTCGGCCTCGGAACCAGCCCGGAAAGGCCATCTTCGAGCGCAATCAGGTACGGCATGAGCCCGAATGTCAGAAAGTCGGCCGCACGTTGCTCCCGGTTGGCGTAGGTCACGCTGGAACCCGAGGTGGCACCACCGATCATCTCCGGGAAGACCCCGTAGATGCGTGCGATCTGCTCGACTGTGAATCGCTGGCTATCGAGGAACTGGGCCTCGTCCGGCGACACGCTGATCCGCTCGTAGCGCAGCCCGGCCCCCATGACCGCCGGTTCCCGGTTGCCAGCGGTCGTCCCGACGAACGCAGACTTGATGCCCTGCGCCTGCTCCTGGGTCAGCTCGCTGTCGCTGTAGAGGATCGCATTGGGCGTCCCGCCACCGACGAAGAAGTCAGTCCCGAACCGCTCGGCACTCAAGCCGCCGGCGATCGTCTGCTTGGCGTTCTGGATCGGCGACATGCCGAAGGGTGCGCCCGGCATCGTGAAGATCGGAACGTGCCACAGCGGACCCTCCGGCCAGCGGGCCATCTCTTGGCGGTCGACCATGACAACCCAGCCACGCTGCTCGTCCGCACGCCACTGCACCACAGAAGGGTCCAGCAGCTCGACCGTCGTCGGCCAGCCGTTCGCCCCGACCTCGGTCACCAGGCCGTACGCGTTGCCAGCGGTCAGCATCGACGACCACACCTGGTACAGCCACGTGGACAGCGTCGTGCCCGGCTGTGGCTGGTCGAACAGCGTCGAGCGGGACACGTCGACCGTGATGCCATCACGTGTCCGCTGCTGGTCCAGCGGCAGCGTCGAGCCCAGCCCGGCCAGCAGACGCACGCACGCCCACACCGCCGACAGCCGCATCGCAGACTCGGTCGTCACCGAAGGCGGCATTGACCCCGACCGCCGTCGGTCATTCATGAGTGCGATCACATCGCTCGCAGAGAAGCCCCGCTCCTCGACACCGCTACGCCGGAACAGGCCCATCAATCACGCTCCAAGAACCAGCCCACAGCGAACGTCACCACACCACCGACTGCAATACCCAGCGGCGGCCAGACCATGAACGCTGCGATCGTCACGAGCACCAGACCGATCAGCTCGAGTGCAGTGGCGAACCAGATCATCGGTCCTCGTCAGTAGGCGAACACAGGCGCAGCAGCCTGCGCCTCACGCTCCAGCGTAGTAGCACCCCATAGGGCCAATGTCGCTGCGACCAGCGGCGAGATGTCGACCGCCGATGACGAGCGCGACCAGGCCCACGCATCGCCCAGCTTGCGGGTCGCCGCACCGGCCACCGCAGCGGTCATGTCGACCTGGTCGGTGTGCTTCACACGCCGGTTCACCACAGCGTCGTAGAACCGCCCGCAGGCCGCAGCCATCTGGCGTGGCCCGGTCGTCTCGACCCGCAGACCAGCCGCCTCCAGGTCCGGGACGAACGTGCTCGCCGGGCCCGCAGCGTCCATCACGAACGCCACCGGGTTGTACCGGTCGGCCAGCTCGATGCAGCGGGACACGACCCACTCGGTCCCCGGCCGGCGGTCAGCGAGCTCGAACACGTCGCCGTCGGACACGACGATCGACGCCATGCCCCGATCAGGTGCCACGTCCACAGCGAAGGTCACGTCGTCGGTGCTCGGCGACACGTCATGGGCGCACGCCTCCCACGACCGGTTCGGAATCTTGCTGGCGAACGCCGCCTGGGTCCATCGGTTCAGGTAGGCACGCTCGAACTCGGCGGGCTCCATGCTCGACTGCTCGGCAGCGATCGCATCGGCGGTCACCGTGTGGCCGAGGCTCGGGATGCACGACGCCCACGTCGCCGGGTCACTCGGGTCGGCGTCCTGTGCGGCCGACCACTCGAAGTAGGCCAAGCTCGAGGTCAGACCATCACGTGCAGCGTCGCGGCCCTTCTCGACCTTGGACTTCAGGTACGTCGAGTCCGCATGGCCGGCGGTGGAGATGATCCACATCTGCGGCTCAGGGCGGGTGATCATCGCCGGGCTGAAGCCCTGATCGAGCCGGTGGTCCCGGAACTCGAACGCCTCGTCGACCACCGCCAGGTCGATCTGTCTGCCGTGCCCCGCCCGGTCGGTCGGGCTGATCACCTCATGCAGGCTGCCATTGCGCCACCGGATCGACTCGTCCCCGTTCGAGAACCGCACGTCGTACATGTCACGCAGCGGCGACCGGCCCAACGCCGGCACCTGATCGTCCCGCCACTTCTTGCGCGCCGCCTGACCATCCTGGGCGGTGTAGACGATCCGGGCCCCCGGCTCGTGCACCGCCCGCCACACCATCACCGCCAGCAGCAGCGTGGTCTTCCCCGCCTGCCTCGGGACCGTGACCACCACGTTCCGGTAGACCAGCAGCCCGGTGTCGGGATCGAACTCGAGCGCAGTGTCCACCACCTGACGCTGCCAAGGCATCAGCGGCGTGCCGAGCCGGTCGGCGATCTGCGCCACCGCCGGCCCCCAGCTGGGCCGGTCAGTCCTCGGTGTGCTGAACCGCGGCAGACAGCTCGGCGGCGAGCAGCTCGAAGGCATCGGCCTCCTCCTCGGTCGGTCGGCCTAGGTCCACCAGCGTGGCACGCAGCTCCTTGACCAGCGGCCCGGACACGTCGCCCAGGTCCAGGCGCTCGGCCACCGCCACCGCCACAGCGGCCAGCGGCTCGAGGTCGGCGGACCAGTCGTCGTCCTTGCGCCGAGCGGTCAGCCACTTGGTCACAGCCTTCGTGATCACGACCCAAGGTTACCCACAGGCCGATGGCAGTTATCCACAGGAAACTCGTAGTTATCCCCAGGAGAGAGACAGCGGTAGG